ATCCAGATCAACGTCCAGATTGTCTGTAACATTAACAGTGCCACCTGCAGAATCCAGAATCAGGTTGCCAGAGGTTGTGCTGATCTCTGAAGATCCATCAACACCAATTGTTACCTGATCCGCAGTAATATCAGTCGAAGTAATTGGATTGTTAAACTGGACTGTGCCAGTAATTACATGTGCATCAGATCCAGCATTACCAATGGTTGCGTTACCATTGACCTGTAGGGTGCCACCAATATAGGTGTTACCAGATCCTGCAGTAACAGCAAATACTGTCTGGACTTGGAAGTTAGACTGAGTTGTGATTGCACCAGTAGCAGCAATGTTACCGCCAACTGTTACATCATCAGTTACATTCAGATCATCACCAACATATAGATCCAAACCGATACCCACGCCACCACCAACAATCAGAGTGCCTGTGGAAGCAGAGGTCGCATTAGTAGTATCAAACAGTTTAAGACTACCTGCATCGATGCCAGAGCGAGTGCCTGAGAATGCCTCAGAAGCGTTTGTAGCAGCGTTGTAAAAGGCATAACGACCTGCTGAGGTGTCCCAACCATAAAAACCGATTCTAGGGGCACCACCGCTATAGTAGCGGAATTCAATACCACGATCCTTAGCATCTGCAACAGTGGGAGCAGTGTCACCACCCAGAGTGAAGACAGGATCGTCCAAGGTTTGAGTTGTGGAGTTAATGGTTGTAGTTGTGCCATTAACCGTTAGATTGCCTTCAATAGTGGTATTGCTGTTAACCAACAAATCGCCATCAATAGTTACATCATCAGTAAATGTAGAGACAGCATTCACTGTCAGGACATCAGTTGGAGAGTCACCGATGGTTGTATTGTAACCAGTAATGTTGAATTCGCGATTGAATGTTGCATCACCATGGACAACCAGAGCACCATCAGTAGCGTTACCCTGACCAACACGACCAATGGTAGTATAACCAGACTCACCCAGGACACTGAATTCTACAGTATCATTGATGTTGAGTTTACCGATGTAGAGATCATCACCAATGTGAAGATCTTGACCGATGCCAACACCACCAGTAATTCTCAGGTTGGCAGCAGCATCAGTTGCATAGGTGCTGTTATGAGCTGCAGTAGCACCCACAACCTGACGATAGAGAATATCAACGTTATTCAGCAGTGAAGGACGGGTGCGAGCAGTGCCAGCATCCTTGACAACAATGCGATCAGCAACATACAGATCAGTTGCAATACGGACATCCTTCTCAATGTTAACACCACCAGCAAAGGTGGCGTTGCCTTGAGTCGTCAGACTGATATTGGACTCAGAAGATGTTGCGTCAACAACAATGTTGTTTGTGCGCTCAAAAGTATTAAATCCACCGATATTCAAACTACCTTCAATATCGGTATTACCGTTTGTAGAGAGGACTCTAAACTTCTGATCAATACCATTGGTAATGGTGAAATACTTTCCAGGGACATCCATCAAGAAGTCATTGTGGAAGACTACATCGCCATCCACATCCAGAGTCGCATTGAATGTTACATCACTATCAACATTCAGAGTGCTGTCAAAGTCAACAGCACCAACCACATGGACAGTGCCCTGAATATCTGTATTACCATTGTCGGTATCAACAGTAAACTTGTTAACCAGACCAGCAGTGCGAATGATAAATTCTTTGTTATCTGCACTGATGATCAGATTGTCTGTAATCTCGGTTTCAAGTTGAATGTCAACTGTACCTTCAATTACAGTATTACCTGTAGCACTTTCAACCGTAAACTTATCGGTTGTGTTATTTCTAATAGCAAAGTTTGCATCAATATCAACTGTGCCATCGATCTCAACATTACCGAGAATGTGAGTTGTACCACCAACATTAAGATTCTCGGAAATACCAACACCACCAGTTACTACCAGAGTGCCAGTTGTAGGAGTCTTCCATGTAGACCCTGTGTTGGTTGTCAGTCTGAGGTTACCAGCAATGAGAGCAGCGTCAGTACCAGCAAAAACTTCGCCTGTGTTAGTCGCATTGTAGAGGAAGCGATAACCGCCAGTGCCATTCCATATGTTAGCGTTTGAGTAATCTTCATCCCATCCAAAGAAACCGAAACGCTCTTGACTATCATAGTATCTAAATTCGATACCGCGATCTTTGTTATCATCTGCAACAAGAGTATCTTCACCACCCAGGGTGATGATCGGATCTTGCACAGTCATAACGACTGAGTTGACGGTAGTTGTCACACCATCAACTTGGAGGTCACCGCGAATCTGCACAAGACCCGTCGCTGCATCATCATCACCTGGATCCAGCACCATTGTGGAGTTGCGGGTGCTGAGAACGTTTTGCTGGAATCTATAATCTTCTACGTTAACAAAATATGCAGCATTAGTGCTAGAGATTGTGATCTCATTATCGGCAGTAATGTTGATATTTGCAGTGCCTGCAGGATCAGCATTATTTGCCGTAATATTCATATTACGGTCTGCTGCCTCATTGACTTCCAGATGGAAGTCTACATTACCCGATGTTCGTTTAATGAATTGATTGGTCTTTGTAACGTCAAGAGTAATATTACCAGCAATGGTAGCATCGAGGTTAAGGTCAACAAGACCAGTGAAAATCGATCCCCAGTTAGGGTCACCGTTACCATTAGGGTCGTCAGCAGCAACAGTAGGGTAGGTATTGCCCTGAGCCAGAATCCCAGGTTGGAAAGGATACTCAGCAGTATCGTAACCAACGACACGGAATACGCTATCTCCTCCCCTGTTGTTAACGTTAACATGGTTAATGGTGGTAATACCATGATAAGCATTATCAGTCGTGCGCTCGGGGTCAAGCTCAAACGTTTCTGTTGCATTTTGGTCTGTAAACATCAATAGACCACGGGACTGCAACTGAGAGTTTTCAATTGCACGCTCCGCAATAGTGACGTGACCGTTATCGTCTACGTCAAAATCTTCTTGGTCGAAACTCGCAACACCCTTTTGCTCGACCTTATCAGTACCCAGGTCTCTCCATCCACCCTGATCGTCTGTATCGCCTTGCTGTGTGTTGTGGGTTGGCTCTCCGAGACCTGCAGGAATGTCTCTAATTGCTGCCTGATAGCAACGCCCGTTACTTGCAATAATCTTGGAAAATCTAGGATACGCAGTAGCGTTATCGTAATTGGTGAAAGATGTGCCATCCTTAGCGCCCTCTCTTGCCGTAGCAATTGGTGAGGTATTAGCATAAATTAGACGACCATATCTGTCAACCTGGAAGTTGACAGTATTGACAGTTTCTTCACCTGTAGTTGCAGAGATAAGAGGATCCACAAGGGGATCCATTGCTGTAATTGGGTTATACTTACCAACCACAACTGTAGTATCGGCAAGATCAAGGAATGGGTTGGAGGTTTGTGCATTACCATTCTGCACAACAATACGACCACTACCACCAGTAATTGTCCTGGAAACAATAGTGCCCTCTGCCTGGCGAGACAACAGACCAAAAGTGGTCATAGTTGCCAGAGAGGTTAGATCACTATCTAGAGGTTGCGCGTCAGCAATACCAAAGTCGCCCAAAGTTGTAGGACTGTCTGCATCAACGATACGACCACGAGAGTCAACTGTGATACGAGTGTATGTGCCAGTTGCATCTAAGTCTGTAGGATCATAGTGTGGTAGATTAACCACATAATTCAATTCTGCAGTAATGGTCAAGTTTGAGGATCCATCAAACGTGCCACTACCCGACATGTCGCCACCCAGAGCGATCTGTCTAGCGTTTGCCAATCGAGTTGCTGTTGCAGCATTACCAATCAATGAAGCAGTAATAGCACCCGCTTCAAAGTTGCCATCAGCATCTCTTTTTACAAGAGTGTTGGCAGTATTAGATTCGGTTTCCAGTGGTCTCTCATACTTCAGAGAGTTCCATGCAGTAACACCATCCCCGATCTTAATACGCGACGTATCAATCTCGATCCCCAATTCACCTTGGGCGAGGATAGGGTTGACGTTTGCCCACTGCTGAGCGCCGTCACGTCTAAGTTGGATTCTATTTGCCATTGTTTATAAGGATCCTAGCAGCCGACAACAGTCTTTCTTGTTTATTTATGCCATTAAAAAACCCCCTTGCGGGGGCAGGGGTCACTCTGCAACTTCCTCAGTTACTTCTCCGTCTTCCTTAGGTGCCAGATACTCAAGGGTTTCAATAGCACCAAGAAGTTTCAGGGCAGTTGCTTCATTATCTTTAATCTTCTTAGAAAGCTCAGCGTTTTCACGAAGAATGTTTTGATAACGAGTTTGGAATTGCTGCAGCAGCTCTTCTTGACTTGCAGTTTCAGTCACGTCAGCGGGCATTGTTTACTCTCCTTTAACTAATGATTTTAATAGTGATTTGATTTCAGACAGGTCTGATTTTAACTCAGATACCTCGTTTTGTAAAGTCTCAAATTTTTCATCCTTCTTCTGGCGCTTACGATAAGCAGCCATGTATTCATCATACTGGGTTTTATTGCAGTTGACAATTGCATTTGAATAAGGATCCCTAAACCATCCATCCTTTCCCTCAACTGGGATTAGATCTCTGGAATAGGGCTCAATGTGATCTTGAGGTTTTGAAGTAGAGCTTGACATAGTATCTAATAATAATTATAATCAACCTTGTGAGGGTTGAAAAGAAACAGCTTTAAGTAGCTAGAGCAATCGCTCTTAGATCAGCAATTAATGGGACTCTTGCTTGACTTCTAGATCTCATTACAATCTTCAATTGGAATGCATTGAAATTAAGACCTTTCTTTTCATACGCATAATCTTTCCACAGATATTCATCTGTAGGAGATGAATCATATTGTACATTTAATGTAGTAAGAGGCTCTCCAATCAATTCCCAACCCAGGGTGTTGGGATCTGCAGTGTCACCTGCTTTAAATGCACGATAGTAAACACGAATCTCTGTTGCTGGGTGACGTGTAATTTGGAAGTCAACTTTCAGAGATCTTGCTTCACTACCCAAACGTGCAAGGCGTGTAATATACACAGCATCGTTTTGATCACCAGTAGGCAGAGATGAAACATCTTGCTCTCTATTAATTAGTCCCTGCTGACCATAAGGTGCAGGTCCACCTGGCCACCAGTTAATTCTATTTGTTGTAGTAATGATCGACAGTCTGTCAAGGTCAATGCAGGGGGACAGTGAGGTTTTCTCAGTTGTCAGTTGCAGTGCCATTGACAATGACTTGTTGCCATCCAACTTGTTTTGCTCATTAATCTTAGATGCAACCATCTGAGGAGATGTGAATGAATTCTCCTCATTAAGCACAATGTCCAAGAATTGACCATTGTTAATGAATGAAGCTTGATCGCGAGGAGCAGAAGCACCTTCACCACCACCATCACTAACCGATGTTGCTGTAGTCGTATTTACACGAGCAGTAATTTCTGTTTCTGGAAGCACCATCGTTGAGATAGATGGAGTCATAGTTTCAAATTGGACATTTTGTGACGCAAACACATGAGTGCCACCACCACGAATGCCATTTGATGCAACATGATCAACCGATAGCATATAGGTATCAATCCATGGACACTCTAAATGATCATGCACTTTATTAATCTCTGTCAGTGGAATGCCATCGAGGTTATAGCACTCTACAATTGAGCCAGATGGGTGAGATACATCTGCAGTGCCGTCTGCACCTCTACCACTGGTAGCAACTGTAATTACTTGACCATTTGCAGAAATTGAAGAATATTGAATGATTTCATTATTAATCTTAAGATATCCAGGATTCAAGTTACCGATGTTAGTACCACCAATAATTGTATGGAATTGAGATGCATCTTGTACTTGAATTGAATTTGATCCAGCAGAGAGTGTAGATGTCAAAGTAGTAGGAGGCACTTCTGAAATAACACCCTCAATTTCAACATTGTTGGTGCGTTGGTGCATACCATGATTTCTATGGAAAACTACTACTTCCTTATCATCTTCAGGGAAAGAAGGTGCCTGAGTTGGATATGCATTATAAGAGTCACCTGAATAAGCAATTGAAGTAATGGTTGCAGATGTGCCACTCTCATTGGTGAGAGTATCGGATACATCAAATTCAAATGACAGATAATTTAGAATCAATGTATTAGTGCCAGCATCGTATGCCGTAACAACACCAGTAGATCCAGATGTAGATCCACTAATAGTATCGCCAACTTCAAATGTGCCATTGTAAATAGCAGAAAGGTCAAATGTAGCTACAGATTGGGAAGATGCGAGACCTTGGAATGGCACCCCGTTTGCATCAAGGAAACCTGATGAGAATTGTCCTTCAATATCGGTGATTGTAATTTTTTGGGGATCTGATACTGCATCAAATTCGGTAATTGTGCCACTTGCACCAGAAGGTGACTGGACCAATCTTGCACCAATAGTAAAGTTATATGTGTTGCCAACAGGCAACAGCAGAGTCTGCTTTGGTTTCAGTGTTTGAATAGGATTCTCAATTAGATTGTGAATACCGCCATTACCTTTACCAAGCTCCGCATTGTTGAAGATTGCAGTACCGAGAGTTGCAGTAAATTCTGCACGATACACAGTAAACTTCATATCCTCATACTGGTCTGCTGTCCAAGTTGATGCGTTTTGTGACTTGAAGAGGACACCAGCATAAGGTTGCTCTGAGATAGTCCTTGTGCCAGACACATCAATATCACCCATTCTGGAGATCCAAACGTTATATTCGTTGGAGTCGGACAGAAGCACGAAGCAATATTCTGTTGACTGGTTGATATAGACAGGAGATCTAAATGTGAATCTTGTTGGGACAGCAGCATTATCTGACAGATCAACTTGATCTGGTGAAATAGTAACGTCTGAGAATGGTAAAATATCTTTAGTTGGATAACCATTCTCCATGGTGCGAATCTGCATGGAGATGGGAATATTTGCATCCTTCGTTCTAAAGAATACATCAATTCCAGTCAGGAATACACCACCTGGCTCATCAACGATAAATGATTGTGCCAGGGGATCATACCAACCAATTTGACGTGTTTCGGTCCTGGTTGTAATGACTGTGCGTCTATCACTAACTGTATCTCTAACAATCTCAGCATTTCTAACTGCCAAGATATTCTCACGCACAACTCGAAGTTGACCTGCTGCAGTATATGTTGTTTCTGCAGAAGAATCGACTTCACCTGGAGTCCTACTATCAGTTTGAGATGTTGAGAATCTAAATGTCCTAGTGCCCGTTGCCCAACGGGGGTTGGAACTATTTCCAGGATTGGGAATAAAGAAAGATCCTTTAAAACTGCCGATGTTATCAGTCAGGAGACGACGATCCTTTACAACTGCACGAGCACCAGAGGTCTGACCAACCAATACCTCACCAGTTTGCATGTTACCGAAGAAGTTGGGATTGACACTAGTTGCCAATACCATTTCATCAATATTCAAGAATGGAGTGGTAGATGCATATGACTCCGAAAGAGTGGCAGTGCCAACACCATACGGATCAGTTTTATAACCATCATTTGCAGGTGCTACCAGGAATCTACATCCTGAGTTTTGACCAATTACAGTTTCTCCAACAACGAAAGGAGTTTCATTTGAGCGAGGATCTGCAGTTGAAGACTTGACGAGCTCAATAACTTTAGGTGTGATGTAGTTGGTAACATTAACGCCATCGAAAAATGCATAAACTCTTGTGCGAGGCTTCATTCTTTCAACATTGAATGAAACGTTACGGGAGCGAATCCAGGGCACTGCTGTTTGTGACAGCACGCTATCGCCCAGAGACTTGCGCTCAATCTTTGGAGTCACACGAGTCCTGATACCTTGACGTGCCTGGTTGTTAACAACACGCCATGTGCGTCTTTCATGGACAAATAGAGGTTGACGACCCTGACCGTGACCCAGACGACCCAGACGACGACCACCAGCAGAGAAACTACCTGATCTATTTCTAGTTTGTGTTGTAGAAACAAGTGATTCTCCAGTCCAGTTTGTGCGCCATGATCCCCACTGAATAGGAGCAAAACCGTTTTGGTCGATCTGAAGATCTCTAGCAACAGCAGAGAAGTCGCCCTCAACGTTTTCAACACGAGCTGGCAGACGCTCAGTATCCAACCAGTCGTCTGATGCTGGTGTCAGATCGATACGACCAATAAAGGTAAACACGTTGAATGGGTTAACATTCTCAGTCCTAGATGCATATGGTTGTTTAATAATTTCCTTATCTTCATATGGAAGAATTGCCATGTTGCCAGCAGTTCTGACAACATTTGAAGAAGCGGAAAGATTCAACTCCAAAGGCACATTTGTTGTATAGTGTGAGGGGCGAAGGAATCCTTCTTTGAAATCCATCGAGCACTTATAATCAACATTAAGAACATCCCCAATTGTATGGTCAGTAAAGTCATCTACAACATAACCATTCTTCAAACGATCAAATCCATTATCATCGTAAGTTTTAGTATTTTCTGCCTGGACTTCAAGCAATGAAAGTGATGTATAATATTCAACGTGGGAGAGACGTGTTTCCAGATCACCAATATCCTTCATGGTATAACGGCGAATAATCTCTGGATAAATCAGCACATCACGCTCAACATCATAGGTGTATGCACGGCACTCCAATTGTGCCAAAAGCATTGCATTCTGAATATTATCAGGAGGTGGCATATCTTCAGATGAAACACCTCTAGTAATTCTTAATTCATTTTCATGAGTCAAGAAAATCTTATCTGCACGGGGCAAGTAATAAGTGTAATCCATGCGAATCTCAGTTGCCACCTTTGGAATATCAAAGATGGTGGATCCACCTGTGCCACCCGAAGTATCAAACTGACGAGCAGCGAAGTCCAGAGAGGCACAATTTACATAGAATTCGTTAGTGATGGTGCCAGCACCAGATGCCAACTCACCAACGCCAGGACGGAAGTCAATTTGATCCTTAAGGAAATTAATCGATCCATCTAGTTTATACTTGGGAATATCTTTGTAAGTAATACCTGTGTATGACTGAGATGCAAAATAATCACCTGACGATTCATGCACGAAATAATCAAAAATTACCAGCAGTTTACGAATGGGTGGTGTAAACTGAGGGAGGCGGACCATCTTACACACGTCATAGAAGTGTGCTTTCTGCCCAGCTTCCAATTCGTATTGGGTGGTGATAACTTTACTGCCTTTCTCAACAGATCCTTCAGCGTCGTCAATAATTGCTGTCAGGGGTAGATTATCATCATCAACACCATCAATAGTCTCACCAGGCAGGAATGGAATTTCATTCAACTGCACAATATAGAGACGAAGAGTGCTGTTAATAAATTGAATAACACGACCACGAGCACCAGAAGTCCTACCAATAACGACGGTGCCATTATCAAAGAATGTTGATTCAGTAAGAGTCAGATATGGAGGTGTTGCATCGCTATCATTTTCGGACTCATATACGGCATGAATTTTATAAACATCATTCAGAGCAAATGAGATTTCTTCATCTTCGATCCGAGTGCCATACAGATTACCGTAAGCAAGACCATACTTCTGTTGGTCATTATTAAGACGGGTCCTGATGACCTTCATAGCACGCATCTTGGATGCGGTCTTAATTTTCTTAGATACGATATTCTTAGATACCAGAGCAGTCAGTTTGACAGTGGTGACTCCTGTAAGACCATCAATGGTCACAGACTGGCGATCAGCACCAAATGTAACTGTAAGAGTGCCTGCATCATTCAGAGCATCAATATTAAGGTTATCGCCAACACTATATGCAGATCCAGATTCGGCAAGAATTGTGAGGATATAGTTTTCATCATCCAGTGAAGCAAACTGTTCTGATTCTGGGAGAGATACTGTAACACCACCAGATACAACTGTCTTGTTATTGAAAGTGCGATATACAAAGAAAGATTCGTCAGCAATCGATCTCATTGAAGTGCGGGGAGCGTCAATTGACAACTCACCATTCTGATAGTCTTTTTGGAAGATGAAAGGACGCAGACGGACAACCGTGGCGTATTCCCCATCCGCCACACTGCCTTTAGTGAGAGATGTATCCAGTTTAACAATTTGATTTAGATCGTCAAAAATGTATTCAGTAGCACCAGCATATTCATTACCAGCAATAGTAGCGATCTGTGTTGGATCTACTCTCTCAACTCTAAGAGTATTTTCGCCTTCTGAGGTTGAATTTGTGGGAGTAATTACATCACCAGGACGAAGATCTTGCACAAACTTTGTGCGGAAACCACGAATGTCTTGATTTGTTGCTTGATCGATAGTAATTGTTGACCCTTCAATTTCTCTCTGATCATTGAGCAACAAATTAGCACCAAAAATAATTTGGTTAGTGCTATTTCTACCATAACAAGATCTTGTATCAGTCAAGTTGAATGTATGTGCTGCTTCCAGAGTGCCAATAACACGACCATCCCTCTCAATAACTTCACCATTCACAAACGTGCCAGATACTTGCTCAACCATACAATATGTACCGCTGCCAGCATCTGCAACAAATCCTCTAGCATTTGATGTGCGACCTCTAAGGACATCACCAATTGTCACTGAATTATTGCCTGCGGCAAAATTAATAGCAGTAAACATTTGAGCATCAAAAATCCACAGATCATAAGTGGTGTCGGTGTCTTTTTGGATTTGCACCGTGCGGCACCGACCGATCATTCTACCCGTCGTGACATTGGTAGCATTCAAAGTCCAATCATCATACAATTCAAGCACTTGATATGCAGATGTTATACCTTCACCAGTTAAATTTGGCCATCCATATACATCATAAATTTTAACAAAATTGCCAAGACGGAATGAGATAATGCCGTTTTGGACACCTTCAAAGTCGCGAGGTTTTGGAGCGTCGATATACTGAGGTACCAGGAATTCTGTCCTATATCCTCTTACATATGCTCTACCAGGGGAAATTTCATATGTAATTAGATCATCTGATGCAATATTACCTTGAGCGGTGATATCACCAGGGCGATACACACCATTATTAAAACCATCATCCAGACATTCTCTTGCCTTAATAGTAAAAGTATCTACTACATAATCACCAGATTCTTCGTAAGTGCGACGTGCCAGAGATCTCTCCAGCTCGGAATATGCAGTTGCAGTAACAAATTGCTCAACCTTGCTGTTGTTAATACGCAGCAATTCGATAAAGTTTTTGTCAGTCTCATCATTAATAGGCTTCTTGACAAGTTGAGTCCTAATTCTAAATCTATGGGATCCAGGAGCAGCATAGTTAGACGTGCCTGCTGCATTGTCATTTAGAGATGGATCATCTTCTGGAGTAACAATAGACTCACTAATCTCCAGACCAACTCTATATGATGGATTGTTGCTATATTGCTCCAGAATCAAATACATGGAGGGGACATCAACAAAATGCCCTCTAATGAAATAAACACCAGTATTAATATATGCAGTAGACGCTACAGCAGTTGAATCTACAGGAAGCAATTGTGCAAATGGAGATCCAACCTCAATCAGAGTTGTGCCAAACGTAATTTCATTTTCAGCAATGAGTTGCTCATTGGGTTGGAATTGTTTAATTCCTTCCTCAGATATAGTATCGCCAGATTCGACATACTTGACGTAGAGAGTAACATATCCTCTTTCCGACTCTGATGCTGGAATAGAATATAATACTTTTGCTTTAATTCCAGTTGTGAGACCCTCAATAAGTTGCCCTTCAATTTGAGTGCGGTATGTTTCAATATCAACACCCAAAAATGACTGCTGAAGGACAATTGCTTGCACATTTAGATCATATCCTACCTGACCAGGAATGACCATTGCACCTTCTTTAAAGAAGTGCTGACCAATCGACTCAATCTGATTCTGCAGAATTGATTGGAGTGTAGTGATTTCGCGAGCCTGGATGGGATACCCAGGACGGAAAAGCACTCTGTAGAAATTCTTGTCCTTATCGAAATCGTCAAAATAAGGAGCAATATTTAGATTAGTATTCTGGGGCATCGCTTAGAACTCTACTACGATCTTAATGTCTTCGATTTGGTCACCAGCACGAGTAATCGCGCCTCTGTTATCTATGTAGATAACTTCTCCAGAGTTGGGTTGCACTTCTGGTTTTGCATAACCATTGGTAAACGCCATACCAAGGTCATACTCAGTATTGTTAATGACACGAGTTGCTGCACCAGAAACAATAGGAAAGTTGATATCTGGGTCTGCAGATGCACCAGATGTTGCACCCACAACTGGGTTACCACCTTCAAATTCAATCAAACTACCAGTGAATTCTGGGAAGATGCCATCAATTCTATTCTGATAGAATTTCAAGACCTTTGTGGTAGAATTCCATGAGATCACACGACCACGAGCAGTTACTTGCTGACCACCAATAGTGCGAGACTGTGTGATAATTTCGTCAGTTTGGAAGTTGCCAGTAAAAGAAGGCGAGAAAATAACTGCTTTAGTTGCAGACAACGTAAGCTCAGCAGTCAATTCCTGAGTGCCATACTTGTTGGGGTTGATCACTAGACCGATACGACGGTAGTCATTATCTGTGGGAAAGTCACCACTACCTTCAGCATAGGTAAATTTCGTATTGATCATTACACGAAAACCGCCTAATTCGGTCTGTGGATCAGCACCATGCCCTTTGACAGGTGGCACTACAACCTCAACGTTACCTCCAGTGCCTGTGCCAGCACCGATGCCGTTAACCTCATCAATCACAACCTTACCAAAGGTATATCCAGATCCACCAGAAGTCACAGTCGCGGAAACAATACGACCACCATCAACCACTAGTGAAACACGACCACCAACACCATCTCCCTTAATGGGCACGTTTTCGTAGGTGCCATTGTTATAACCTGCACCAGATGATGCAATGATAACAGTATCAATTTCTCCGCCAATAGCATCGGACACTACAGCGGTGTCACTCAGCACAGGCATGTATTCATTGGAGAAGAATTTCAAGACCTGACCAACAGGGATCGTATACATATACTTCCAACGATAACCATCAGCAGTTGTGATAATTGAAGTGGAAGTGCCAGTAGGCTCAACGGTAGAAGGCTTACCGTTAGGATCAGAAGGACTTGTCCCGTTGTAGATGCACTTATAGACTTGATACGATGAGTTAACAACATAGAAATCTGCATCATACAGTTTTGTAGCACCAGACGATGCCGTCTTAGTCGAGGAATAGTCATGGCGATACATGTCATAAACATAACCCAGACCACCCGTGGTTTGCTCAGGGGGAATCCAGTCAATGCGGCGAATCACCTGAATGGTATCATTTGCCAGCACACGCTTCAATGAGATCATATCGGAATAGTCATCCGCAAACTCTTGGAATGAATCCACAGGGTCTGGGGGAGCATTCTCGTTGTCCCATGGTTGAGGGCGACCAATGAAAACATAAAGTCGATCTCTATTGCTTCCTGCATCGAGGTCGGACTGTGTAGGGTCAGGACCCTCCAGAGATTTCCTAAACCTCTCGGCAGTAAAGATTCTAAACTGGTCGGTAAGTAATGCCATTTCTCAGCAATTGCCTTCTTTTTATTTATGGGACTTATTCATCCTCATTTCTAAGGAATGATGTATATTCAACGGCAAGGATCCTTGCCGTTGCTGCACTGGAATTTCCCTGTAAAGTTTCGTCTATAATCCACTTATATGTAGGATCATTATCAATAATGTCAACGACATCCAAAATATACTGTCCTGTTTTTGATCCAGCACGTCTCTGGACGATAGTTGCAGAAACTCCACTTGTGAGACCTTGTATATCCTCACCAACTAGAAATGTAATCAGAGGATTGATATATTCAATGATAATAGTGGCAGATGATTGGTGATCATCACCATCACCCAACTGACCTGCAGACTGAATTGTTGCTACAAGTTGACTGGGACTACCATCATAAATTTGATCACCAATTTGGAATAGTGTAGTGTTTTGTCCACCGATAGTTTCTTCAATACCATATTTAGACGATGCAATACCACCATCTAAATTAATAGAGTTTTCAAATTCAGTATCAGTATTAATGAGATCTGGAATTCCATCACCAAATTTTTCTTCTCCTGTTTCCAAATCAAAATAGGATTCATTATCATCCTCAAATCTACGATTGAGAATTAGTGAAAGTGGATTTGTAAATGCAACAATATCTTGCCCTTCAATTTCTAGTAAATTGTGAGGTGCTTGACCAGTGCCAGAAGATGCAGCTGATCCTGCAACAAATGCAACAATTTTTGCCTTTTCATTAGATCTTCCAGCATCAATAAATGCCAACTCATCAATTTCAAAGGTTACATAAAGTGCCCTCTCTTCAGGAATCCAATCATAAACAACAGCAACTCTATTATTTGCATTTTCTATAACACGTCTAATTTTGTCCGTGACCTGAAATTGGTATGCAGTTAGACCTGTTTCTACATCATTTTGTAACTCATCCAGAATTACTTTTTGATCAAATCTAAAATTTGTGCCTCTATCTACACCAGTAAATGAAATATCAGTTTTTCCAGTATATCGTATTACTTCTCTACCAATAAGAAGTTTTCCAGATCCAGGAAATGCATTTGTTGTTTCCACATAAACTGTGGTATCATTTGGATCTAAATTGCGAAGAATGCCTGTCAGGTTATAGATAACTGAATTTAGAGATTGACGATTTCTTGCTTCACGAATCAAATCTGTATCTCTGGTGAAAATAATTTGAGGGTTGTTTACATAACCTCCTCCTCCAGATGTCAAATTAATACTGGTAATCTTACCAAGATCAATAAATGCTTCTGCAGCAGCTCCAGATCCACCACCACCAATAATTTGGATAAGAGGGGGAGTTTCAAAAAATTCACCTTGATTCGTAAGGTTAATTTTAGTAACTCGTCCAAAACGATTTACACTAGCAACACCTGTAGATCCTTGTCCACCACCACCAGAAATAACAATGTTGACATCTTCTTCTGTATAATTTTGTCCAACATTTTCAATTACCAATCCAGTAACTGACCCTGTAATTGGCACTAGTTCAGATCCAGATCCACCACCACCTTTAATTTCTGCAGAGGTATTAAAATAACCATCACCAGCAACAGTTACTTGTATAAAATCAATAGATCCATCTTCTTTGAGGAAGATATTACCTCTACAGTTGTTGTCGGAATTTTCATCTACAACTTCAAGGCGAAGGGGATCATATCCTTCACCTGGATCTAATACCTCTACAGCTGTTATTTCGCCCTTAGATCCTTCAATGACAGGTCGAAGGACAGCTTCACGAATAGGAGTGCCACTATTGGAAATACGCAATCTGGGAGGATCGTTGGGATCATACCCCGATCCCCCATTCTCAACATAAACTTCCCTGACTCCAAATATACTATTGAAGACAGGAGTAATTACTGCACCGCTACCTGGAACTGTCCTTGTCATTTATCAGACCACCACAATATTGCCAACCATTACCGCATGGACAGTGCATTGATATACATATGTCGTACCAGGAGACAATGTTTGTGGCACTGTCCAATATTGCACACCTTCCTGAGATCCTGTAACACCAGTAGTAATTGCGGCACCACCATTAGACTGCCTTAATGCAAATGGATGTGCCCCTCCTGAGGTATTATTAAACCTATAAGTAAATCCCCTATAAACATAAATTGTTGGATTGTTGGTGCCACTATCAACACCACCACCTTCAAATGTATATGCGCTAGATCCGAATGCACTAATTCTAAAACCAACTGCTGCCGATTCTGCTGCTACCCATCCACCAGCATCCTCATCATAAATGAGAGTATCGTTATCCGTTGCTGTTGGCATTGGATAGTCCAAAGCAACCGTAAGAGTGTTTGATGATACGCTAGTGGTAACTCCTGATCCACCTGCAATGGTTAAGGTTGAAGTTGCCAGCTGTGCGGTAGTAGATCCAGTATCACCAGCAACCGTTTTAAATACTTCTTGAATTATATTTGGCTCGTCATTGGTGATAGTAAGATTATCGCCATTAATGGCAGTGCTAATTCCAGTGCCACCAACGAAGTTAATGGTAGTAGCAGTGCTATTCGCAGATTTACTTCCAGTGTCAGATCCAATCGTAGAGAAAATATTTTGATCGGGATCTCCCAGAGTCCCTGTCATGTTAATTGTAACTACATCACCAGAAATTGATGTTGAAATATTTGTGCCGCCAGCAATAGTCAGGACATCAGTTGCTGCTGATGCTGTAGTCTGACCACTATCTGCTTGAATAGTTTCAAACAGGTTTTGTGTAGAGACAACACCACCTTCTCCAGTAGCGTCGTTGGCAGGCTCCCACTTACCATTGGTGGTATTCCATTTCAGGACTTGACCATCAGCAGGACCACCACCCACAGTCATATCAACGTCATCCAATTCTCCAATGGATGATCCAGTATCTAAAAGTTGTGTCCATGCACCAGAATGTGCAAAGAAACCATGATTTTCATCATGGACATGAGCAAACATGCCATGGTGGGTAGATGCATCAGGAAGATCTGTAAGTGCAGTAAAGAAGTTTGAATACTTCAGTTTACCATCTTCACCATCAATATATGTCAGTGCATCTCCAGTGCTTCCACCCCAAAACTTAATCTTGCCTGTGCCATTGGGTTGAATAGTAATATCACCATTAGATTCTGATGTAATCTTGAATGACTTTACATTCAGATCTGCACTGAGAGCATCAAAATGCGATGCAACCATTTGAGATCCATTCCAACGTAAAACTTGCCCATCAGTGGGAGTCCCGATATCAATTTGCAGATTGGTTTGATTACCAAGTGCAGAATAGATCTCATCAATAACGGTATTGAGTTTGATAGCACCATCACGGAGACTATCGCCCAATCCGTCATTAGCTGAACTACCAATATTAAGGTTTTGCTTGGCCATGGATTGTTACTCTTTTACAGTGTTATTTAGGTGCCATCAAAGGTTTGACTTGTGGAGTCAAATGTTGATGTTGTACTATCGAAGCGATTTGCTGTGCTACTACCATCTCCAGATCCAGTAACTGTAAGGGTTACTGAGTTAGAATCCAGAGGTGAATTCTCTGCTCTTTGGTTTACTGGCACCCCTAGAGGTCCAGTAATACGACAACGATACTTATACCCAGTCATGTATGCTAGGGCAGTTGTCGAATATGTTGTATCTGTAGCACCAGTGATAGTAGCAAATGCAAATCCACCATCAGTAGATCTATACCACTGGTATGCAATAGGTCCATCTTCAGGGAGAATTTGTGCAGCAACAGTAAATGTTGCAGTTTCTCCTACATTCGCAGTTACATTTTGAGGTTGCAAAGTATATTGCAACGTGGGGAGCACAGGACCTTCACCCCCATCACCACCACCAGGATCAGGTGGAGCAACAGGATTTGCTCCATTATTGATAGGAGCATCAAGAATTTCTCTTGGAGTCAATCCCATCAGATATGGAAATTCTGGATGATCAACATCTGCAGGATCAACTGTCAAAAAATATGCATAAGTGCCATTTTGAAATTCTGGTGTAATGCAAAATCTTCCATTATGAATATCTAAACTACCAGCGCCTTCAATATACTCCCAGTCCTCCATGAGAGATCCTGCAGGGGGGTTGTCTGTATCGTTACCATACTCAGGTCTCCCTGGTGCCTCATTGTCCTTTACGGAGTATGAAGAGGTCATTGAGATGATTCCACTCAAATTATCCCAAGGATCGTTATATCCATAAGGTCCATAAATCGGAAATCCATCAAATGCAAATCCAATAATTTTTGAATGTCCATCTGGATGTCTAATATTGTTGCCATTATACTGAGTGGATCCATAATAATCATTGTATCCTGCTATTGCTGAATTTGCTTTCCAGCAATCTAAAAAATGAGTATCGTGGTAATGATACTGTCCAGTTTGCTCTGGATGTCCACCGCATTGATCATCACCAAAATCTACAGGGGAATTTTCATAATGTGCAACCCAACTAAACCCAACAGGAGGTTGACCTCCTTGACCAGCACTAGGATTAAAAATTGCAACTCCATTTGCTGCTATACCAATAATACCTAATGGAGTTGAAATCCGACCGTTTCTCTGGTCATAGTATTGATATGTACCTGTAGTGTTGGTTTCTTGATCTCTCATAATCAGATCAAGACGATCGTCTGACGCTAACCAACACTCATCTTCTATTGAAGTAAATGTTGTGCCCTTATATACAAACTTTCTTTTAATACCGTCACTAAACACAAAAAGAATATGATCCCCAACGCGGATTTCATTATCTGTCCCGAATAAACCATTATCAAATACTGATAAATTAATCGATCTTATAAATCCATTCTGTGTCCATGTATTATCATCAAAGGTTCTACTGACACCAAATGTCCCACCCCTATAGTAGAAGTCATGATTAAAATCTTGCTCCTGGACGGTATTTGGGTTATTTTCATTGGGAAAATCACCATAACTCACGGGGTCTGGCAGTCCATCTGCCGACACCGTGAGAATTTTGGTAGCATCGTTATAACTGGCGGTTGCAGTCATCTTTTTACTTTTATTTAGTTGTCATCGAAGATCTGAGTTGGATCGAAGTTACTGATTACAGTAGCTCCAGTTTGGACGCTCAGGATAGCAGACAGTGAGTAGACAGGTGTTGCGCCAGCTGCAGTGATAGCAACGCGATATTCATCACCATCGTCAGACTGGACTGTATTGCCAGTATTATATGTTGCCTGGTTAGCACCGATGATGTTATTCCAGGTTTGAGTGCCATACTCCTTCTTCTGCCACTGATAGTTTAGTGTCTCACTGTTGGAAACAGTAGCAACCACAGTAAATGCAGCAGTTGTGGTTTGGTTAACAGTTACGTTTACTGGATCTTGAGTGATAAAGATAGTGCCAGGTGTAACTCCAGATCCACCCGTATATTCACTTCCTTCACCTGCGAGAATATCAAACCCACCGTTAACTGGAGTGCCCTGAGGATTTACAAAATCATCTGGCACTTCATTATCAATTGCAACTTCTGGATATGCATATCCAGATCCAGATTCCTTAACATCAATTCTGGAAACACCTACCATTGCTCTAATACGAGCATCAAAACCTGTGGAAGAAATGACATCCACATTGGGTTGCGATGTATAACCATCACCAGGAGAAGTAAGAAGAGCACCCACCAATTCACCACTTGTAATCTCTGTAAGTGCATCTGCATTACGACCTTTAACAGATCCAGTATATTCAAAAGTGATTAGTGAATTTGATGATTCAATCAGAGCAACTTCACGCTCAAATTCTTCACCCTCAATAAACAGTTTGTCACCAGCCTCAACAGGTGGCACAACAGTTGCCGCGATAACGTCAGCGTCACTACCAATGTAAGAGAATCCAACAAAGGTGCTTCCTGCACGAGGTACTTCAGCAAAGATGATTCTAGAACCAACAATTTCATAAGCAACGCCAGGTTCTTGAATAATACCATTGAGTGAAACAATAATGTTGTTTTCTGGTCTAATTACATTAGAAGAAACGCCCTCAGTCAATGTCAGCGAATAGAAAATTCCATCACGCCTTAGGTTAAATGATGATCTCAATGAATCAAACTCAAAACTAATATCGTCTAACTGGCGCAGTTTACCAACATAGTAACCAATGAATTCCGATCCAACCTCAGGTGCCTCGGAGAATTGAATTTTATCTGAGAATGCAACGTAAGAATTGGTAGCACCTGGAGGTTGTAGCACACCATTGACCCAAACTAATAAGTGACCTGCAGGATCGGGGAAGTATTCTTCACCATTAGAAATGGTAAGATCAAAGTTAGTTTGCACCCCATCAAAACCACGGAAATAACGCTCAACACGACCCTCAAGCGTGCGTGCGGAAGAAACTGCACCACCCCAACCATAATCAGACTGAATTGACATATTGTCTACAAATTCACCAACTGCATTTTCAATGTGAATAGTTGCTGTAATACCTTGCTGCTCAATAGAAGCAACACGACCATAAGACGTATATGTTGTGGTATTTACACTAATTACGTTTGCGTAAATTGTTGGGAAGTTTGATCCAATATCAATTTTACCAATGTTATTGGTTGGATTTGTCAATTCGGAAACATCTGCACCAATACCGACTGGCACAGGATTTGCAATATACAAGCGATGAATCCCAAAATTGGGATCTGAAGGATCTGCATTAATCCCATTAATATAACGAGTTACAGTTGCACGGAAACCAGGATTTTTTTCTGTAGTGCCTTGGAGAAGAGATACTTCATCACCAACACGGAAAGTATCACTGATACCAGTATCAATAATTGCTGCACCAAGATCCAATTCATACACAGCAACACCATGAATATATTGATTAAGTTGCAGTTGAGTGCCAGAAATACCCTTAACCTCAAGAATGTAATCAGTGACACTTCCGTAGATTACATCACCAATATCCCATGACCCCTGAATGGTCTCAACATCCATTGTGATGCGACCACCAGAGTTATCTACAAGACTACCTGATTTGTTTACATAATTTGCAATGTATGCTTCTGCGGAAGAATCAGTTGCAAAGAACCACTCCCCTGCAGCAAAATTACCTAGGTTAAGATCCAAAAGGAACCTATTTTCGGAAATACCAATAGTGGCAGTAGCACCACTATCCAAACCTTCAATAACATCTCCTTCCGAAAGTGTGCCAGCAATGGTAAAGAGTTTTACAAAAGATTCTCCGTCTTCATTTGCAGGAGTTGTTTGCAGGACGTAACCACTATTTGAAGTTGCACCTTGGACAACAACCTTTTCGCCATTTACAAATCGATCATATACACCAAGGGAAGATGATACATTAGTGAGAGGATAATATTTGTAAGCCTTGAAGATATTCGCTTCATTTATCTGCACCCTTACTACTTCAGCAGATGCTTCAGATACTGATCCATACAGGATATCAGAAGCATTAAATCCACCTTGAATCGGAGTGTCCGACAGATCTTTAGGATAAATTGTTGCCACACGATCAATACCACTGCGTCTTACAACTGCAAATATTTGAGATCCTGAATTATTAGTATCAATTTCCAGTTGCTTGAAACGACCATCATGAATATAATGAGCACCAATTTCAAACCATTGTGGAGTTGCGGTAATACAGTAGAAATATTCTACTCCAGAGAGACCCTGCAATGAAGTTTCAGACGCTGGAATGTATTTAATTACATCTCCTCTTCTAAATTGATTTGCACGATTAATTCTAATGCGATATTCTGCACGCTCATAACCAACATCAACCAAAGGAGTTAGCAATACCAAAGCAGGATCTGTGTTGTAATCAACACCCATTTCATAAGTATTGTTGAGATTTTCTACATCTGTAGATGCAACAAACGTAACACTTGCTTCAGTTGGGAATCTTGACATTTCTAGAGAATACTCTAGTGGATTCAATGAAGTGTCAATAATAAACTCGGAAGCTTCTTGGAACCATTCAAATCTATCCGATTCGCGGTATGTTACATAAGAATCCCAACCTGGATCTTCATCGATGAGATACAATACACTCTTAACAAATTCTCTAATTCTAGTTAATGTATAAAGCAGATGGGATCTCGTCACATCTTGGAATGCAATGAAGTTTCCTTCACCGTCAAACCATGTCTGTGCAAGACGGAATGCTCCTGCATTACCCCCAGTAATCATGTCATATCGCAATGCTTTAAGCACATCATTTACAAATGATATATCAACATTTGTTGAGGCATAGTTTCCAGTAACCGACGCCATCACTCTATCCGCAATTGCCTCATGATTGAAGAGAATCATATTGGCAACTTGTCTATCAGTATAAGCACCTCCACCAAGAGTATCGATCATGATATCAAATAGTGTATCAATTGCAGATTGCTCGTTGTAGCAAGTGCCTGCTTGATATTCGGTGTTTGTATTGCTAGCAGTGGTTCTTGATACATTAGTTTCCAAATAGTTAACATTATTCACCGCTGCTTCTGTGATTGTATTAATCACAATATCAAGCAAAGTATCGATAGACGAAGCTACTTGTGGGCATGTTTGATTCCAAAGACCATCTTGATCAGATCCACCAAAGGAGAAGTCATACGAAATAGTCAAATCTCTCTTGGGAATATCGGGTGTATACTTAACAGGCCAAATGCGAGGCAATTCATACACATTGCTTGATACACTAGATGGATTTTGGATGCCATTCGTCACCACGCTGATAAGAGTATCGATACGCGATTCAATTTCTGCAGTTTCATTGCCAGTGTATGATGAGTCAACCAGACGAGCACGGTAGTAACTCATATTGCCACTGATTGCATATGGCCATGCAGTTGTTGGCTCGCCCGCAGGGACAGCACCAGCAGTTGCTGCAAATCCGCCCTCATTGCCTTCAGACCAAGCGCCACCACCTGCTGCCAGACCAGTGGATAGAGTCCCTGGTGTAGTTGCAGTGCCAACAAGATTGCCATCAATAAAGAGTCTTACTCTACCTGGACCAGTAGCAGGAGTGCCTCCAATTCTTACTTCCCAAACTAACTCATGCTCATTTCCATCCATATATCCAGCAGTGACCAGATCTGTAACTGGAATATCCAGCATTGCGAGACCAGTATCACTTGTATATGAAGCTCCACCAGCATATGCGTTTCCACCACTTCCAGCACGGAATCTCAAATAAGTGCCACTATCTCTAAAACCGAGCCATGTGCCATATCCGCTTCCACCACCTTCAAACAATACGGAATCTGTTGGAGTGCCAGATGGGAGGACAGTGATGCAGCGTGCAGTGAAGTCATCGCCATTGTCCATACCAGTGCTGCTGTTGTCTGCATTCTGGATATTAGTAGTGCCAGGAGCAAATGATCTAGTTACAATGTTGTTAAATGATGCTAGATCAATTCCAGTTGTCGTATCTGAAGGACGTAATTGATTAGTGGGGTTTTTAGTTGCATTATAGAATCTTTGAGCACCACTATAACCAGCATTATTGGTAATAAGTTGGTCTTTCATTGCACGTTTTGCAAGATCGCGTGCCTTTTCAATAATCCATACAGATTCAGTTGCCTGAGATGTAATGTGCTCCAGATTGCCCGAATAATTCACATAGAATTCTGCACAATATTGCATCCAGTTTTCACCACCATACTTCAGGTTAAACACCAACGATTTGAGGATGTCTGTAACATCATGGACGCAATTAATTGCACCATTAGGAATTATGAGACCAGGATACTGTGCTTGACCTTCAAATACTGCTTGCTCAGCAATATAACGAATATTGCCATCAATCGCATCGGCAGTATCACGGTAGTCTGATGTGAAGGGATTCTGCTCATATGATTGGACAGATACCGATGAGGGATCATTTCCTTCAATATAGTCTCTGCCGAAACCATTACGCATTGTCAGAATGAGAAGATCTTTTACAATCTTATAAACAGTAACTGATGCTTCCCATTCAGATTCAATGTGTCTCAGTGAATTATTTTCTGGCTCAATATACAACTCTGCAGCATCATATGTTTTTTCATTACAGTCAAAAAGTAGATCATGAATAACAGCATCAATAACACCTTTAACGTCATCTTCACAATTTACTGATCCACCAGGCACTTGGAAGTCTCCAAACTTGGAAAGATCATTCATAATTGCAACTGCTTCCTTGGCAATAATGTCCTTATTTACTTTAATAAGTTGAGTTGCATCATAATAAACATTCCAATCTGACATGGATGCCTGTGGCCATGCCTTTGTATCGATAGTAATAGTATCATCCCTATATGCAGATCGAGTGGTGTAAAGAGGCTCGTAGTAATCGCCATTTTGGACCCATGCAGGCACTCCCAACTCAGCAACAGTTGAATTTGGAGAAATTAACATATTATTTGCTGCCTTCATGCAGAGCATCTTGGTAAATTCAAATGCATCTAGCATGGGATTCAATTCATGCTCAACATGAAGAATATTATCTTGAGAATCAAGATAATTATCGATCACATTCTTAACATTATATGTGCCACCTGTAACTAGGTCTGCAATTACACCAGGAATAATGTATTGTTTAATATCTCTTTCGCAAACGGACTCACCGCCACCAGGGATATTGAGGAAGTTGACATCCGTGCCACCCATATCTTTGGTGTATTTGTCGGTAATATATCCAACAACTTCCTCAGCAATATAGTCGCGGTTTTTCCAAATCAAGACACCAGAATCCTTAAATCCTTGACCTGTGGGTGCAATGACGTTAAGAAGATCATCAATGAGGGTGCGAATCTCAGTCAAAACTGACTGTGAAGTTGGAGATGTAAAATTATTAGGAATTCTCAATTTTTCACTATACTCACCAGTAAGATCTAAACTAGATGTTGTCAAGACATCATTAATAATGTCACCAACCTGATCCCAAGTGTAAAGAGTTTGTAAGACTTCATTGCCAATATAATTGAGCTCACCACCCTTAGTGAGATATGTGCGAGCAGTATAGAGTGTGTGATAATTGCCACCCTCTCTCAGATCCTTAACAATAGCACCAATGATATAATCTTTAGTATCACGCAAACAGTAGTTGGTGCCACCATAAGAATTATTAGCTGGATCATCTCCTGGCATAATAAAGTCAGGGAATTTCACTTTCATTCTTCCGACTGCTTCTTCGGCAATCCATGCATCATTTAGGGAAATAATATCAGCACAGTTTCTTTGCTCTTCTCTACCAAGATCAATATCTTTAACAGTAATTGTCTTGTTATTATATGAAACTACTTTAGATGTGCTGGAAGAAGTCCTAGACCCCGTATAGGTTGCATATGTTTCGGTTGTTGACAAAATGAAAGGTGCTTCTCCATCAAGACCTAAAACAATGTCATTGGCAGTATAGTCAACCTGAGTTGGTGGAGTAAATGCTGCAATGTGTGCTGCAGTTTTATTGCGAATATAGAAATTATCCATATAACCAGTAAACTGGTTACTGCCGTTAAAGTCTGCACCAATGTAAACTGGAGCATACTTGTAGTCATTCGTATCAACGTAGTTAGATCCAACCTGATTGCCATCCAAATACAATTGAAGAGTATTATCTCCTCTCACGAGAGATACATGGTGCCAGGTGCCAGCAGACAAAGTGCCCCCAGCAATTAATTGAGTTGTGCCATTGTAAACTCTTAATGTGCTGCCATCCAACACAATACGAAGACCCTGAGAAACAGATATACGACGAAGATCAACAATATGTTGAGTGCTGCTTACCGCAGTTGGATTAATCCAAGATTCGATTGTAAAGTCATCTGAAGCACCAAATGCATAGTCATAAGAATCTGCAGCAACGAGATATCCAGTTGCAGGGAAATTCAAAGATTTAGTGCCAGACAATTCTGGTTTTTTATAGATTACACTGAGCGAAACGCCATTTTGGTTTGTTAGGGTAGAATTTGTAATATATTCTCCATATTGGAGAGTTCCAGTAATACTTCCAGCATACAACCATTTCAGACCAGAATTTGATCCAATTGCTTTAAATACCGTGCCAGAAGCAACACCACGAATTTGATCACCAGTTGTAAACAATCCAGATGACTTATCCTTATAACCAAGTTTAATGGTGCGTAAAGTTTCACCGTCAATAAATGTGCCATCGCTGATGGTTGTTAGAGCATCAATATTGTCTAGATTTCCTGCTGTAATTGCAACAGTTGCAATATCAGTCAGTGTTGCAATATATGCCTGGACATCAGCACAATTGTTAATATCTTGGTTATTGCCATTTTCATAGTTTGCATCATACAGTTGACCAGGAGCACTACCACCATATGTGGTAGGATCATTAAGAAGAGTCAAATCCTTATCGTAGAGCAGATTATTGATTGCCTTATATGACAGATCTCTTACCTTTTCAAACGCAGTAATTGAAGGACCTTCTTCACCAATCAGACCGTTACTGATAGGATTGCCATCTTGATCAAAATAGAATTTGGTGAATGTGACAATGTTGAAATTTCCACCCTGGGAAACATCGTTTGCCAGTGCATCAACAAAGTAACCGATGTCGCGTCGGCATTTATCTTGCCCAGGTGAATATGTGCCAACTTGCTCATCTGGTAATTCAGACAATGTGCCACTAATCATTGCCTCATCAACAATTTCCCATAGTGTCGTAATGGCATCTTGGACATCAGAGCACCCCTCAGGGTCTGTGTTATCCGTATTAATGCCTGGAGTGGGATAGTCATCATTAGGAGACTGGTCTGCAGTAACTGTCAAATCCTGATATGCAGAATATACTGTGCCAGCATCAGATCCATTTACCTGAGTATAATTACCACTCAGATTATTGGTAATTGCTTGCAGCATATAATCTTTTGCCTTTTCGTAAGCAAAACGAGTTTCTGCTGCTTGCAGATTGACATAAATCAGATTTCCAGATTCATCAAAATAATAAGAAATAAACTTACGGGAATATACATTACCACCACGGAAGGTATCAATCGCAACAGCATCCATAAAATGACCCAAATCGCGCTTACACTTAGCGGGATCGGGGACAGATACCGATGGATACTGAGTGATCATATCATCGTATGCTCTGGCAGCGATATAGTCTTTATTCAGTTGAATAAAGCGATATGCATCGGAATATCTACTCCACTCATTAGTCTGAATATCCCCAGGGAAGTAAAAGTCTGGGTGCTGCACGGCAATTTCTGCCTCTGCAAAGTCGATCAACTCTTGTTTATTACCACGAATCAGATTCGCAGCATCATAGAATCTATTTCCTGCAGTGCCGTGATAAGCAGACACTGGATTTCCATAGAGGACTACTCTATTTTTAATAGCATCGCCTTCACTAAAGATTCCTCCAGTTAATTGATCATAAGTAACTTCAGTTGTCCTTACTTCTTCAAAATCAAGGAAGTCTGCATTAATACGCTCTTCATCATTATAAATTTCCGTAGGAGTAATTGAAGATTTGGAAATATCATCGAGAATAACATTCGGATTAGTAATACTAACCAGACGCTCAAACAACAAACCATAGAATGTTGATCCTGGGTTAATCTCCAACTCGGTAACAAAATCACCAGTTACGGGATCTTGATATGGAGAGATGAAAGTAATTTGACCAGCAATTTTTGAAGATGCTGAGTAAATAAACTCATTTAATTTAAAATTAAAGATGCCAGTTTCAAACTCTGCTGTGCCAGAAGTTTTGCTGACAA